CAAATCCTAATGACTATGGGTATTCGTCTGAAACCAAAAGGGTTCCAAGTGACCAGATAATCCACTTAATGAAACGAGAATTTGCGGGGCAAGTACGCGGCTTTCCTATGGCTTCGGCGGCGATACTGGATATGAACATGTTGCAAGGCTACCGCGAAGCGGAACTGATTGCGGCGCGAATTGCGGCTTGTCAAATGGGTGTTTGGGAAGATTCCGGCAATAAGATAGGCGCAAGAATAAATCCCGACAGCAAAAATAGTAACGGAACACTTCTTGTTGATTTTGCACCTGGCAAATTTGTTGACGCGCCCAGCGGGAAAACCTTAAAGACCATACAGCCGACACACCCGAATGCGGATGCTGGCAACTTTGTCCGGTCAATGATGCGCTCAATTGCCAATGGGTTATCGGTATTTTATAATTCATTCGGCAATGATCTTGAAGGGGTTAATTTCTCCAGTATGCGCTCAGGCGCATTGGAGGAGCGCGACAACTGGAAAACCTGCCAGCGTTTCTTTATTGAGAACTTCCTGGAAAAGATTTACCGCGAATGGTTAAGAATGTTCTTACTGTCTGGTCTTAGTATCCTGCCGATATCCAAGAAAGATAAGTTTCTCAACGTTGTATTTCAGGGTCGCCGCTGGGCTTGGGTTGATCCATACAAGGACATTCAGGCGAATGCGTTGGCGATTCAAAGCCTAATCAGATCACCACAAGATGTCATTCGGGAATCCGGACGAGATCCGGAAGATGTTATTGCGGAAATCAGCCAATTTGAACAGACAGTTAATAAAATGGGTTTGACACTATTTAATATAAAAAAGGAGGTAGTTAATAATGCCGACGATGAAGAAGAAAATACAAATTAAAGAATTAGAACCGTTTTGTCGGTCATTAACTTTAAAAAATAGTCCGGAAATCAAGGAAGATGATAGAACAATAACATTTCCATTTTCGAGTGAATTGCCGGTGGAACGCTGGTTTGGGTTAGAAATCTTATCACATTCAGAAGAATGCATTGATTTTTCCAGGATTAACAATAAAGCGGCACTGCTTGACGGGCATGAATGGAACAAGCAAATAGGAGTAATTGAAAAAACATGGTTAGGCGAAGATAAGCGGTTATATGCAACCGCAAGATTTTCAAAACAACCCGCCGCAGACGCTGTTTTTCAGGACATAATTGATGGGATAAGAACCCATGTGTCATTTGGTTATCGAGTAAATGAAATGATGCTTGAATCAACCAAAGACGATAAGGAAACTTATCGCGTAACAAGTTGGATGCCTTTCGAGATTTCCTTTGTGTCGGTTCCAGCTGATCCCACTGTCGGAATTGGCCGTTCGGCTAGTCATGCCGAAAAGAATCAATGCAGGGTATTAAGCGAGGTTGAGGATATTGAAGTAAAAAAAGAAAAACCATTGGAGAATATCAAAATGGAAAAAGAAGTGAAAGAAGAAAAAGTAAACATTGAATCAGTCCGCGAAGACGCACGCCGCCAGGCCAGCGAAATACTGGCAATGGGACGTGAATTTCAGATGGTCGATGCCGCTATTGAAGCCGTAAACGCTAATCGTTCGATTAATGAATTCAAGGACATAATTAACGCTGAATTGAAGAAACGCAATGCAGAGTTGGAAACTGCCCGCAAAAATCAGGAAATTGGACTGACCGACAAAGAAAAACGTAATTTCTCTTTCATTAGGGCTATTGCGGCACAGGCTAACCCCGGAGACCGCAGAATCCAAGATACCGCCGCATTTGAACGTGAGGTATCTCAGGCATACTCAAAGAAAATCGGCAAAGATGCCCGTGGCATGTGGATACCGCCCGAAGTACTCGGACACCGTGAGTTCAACCTGACCACCGGCAAAGGAAGCGATACCGTAGCGACTAACCTGTTGGCTGGCTCGTTTATCGAAGCACTGGATAACGCATTGTTAGTCAAACAGCTGGGCGCCACCGTGCTGAATGGGCTGGTTGGCAATGTTGCCATCCCCAAACATGTATCACGTTCAACCGCATACTGGATTGACACCGAAGCAGGGGGCATTACCGCTGGTAGCAATCCGGTTATTGACCAGGTAACGTTATCGCCAAAATCGGTTGGTGATTATACTGATATTTCACGCTCGTTGCTGTTGCAGTCATCAATTGACATTGAAGCACTGGTTCGTAATGACCTCGCGAAAACACTGGCGGTTGCCATTGACCTTGCGGCTCTCTCCGGTACGGGGCTAAACGGACAACCAAAGGGCGTTATTAATCAAGACGGGATCGGGGGCACCGATTGGGATACCGCAAATACTCCGTCATGGGCGAAGATTGTCGGACTTGAAACCGATGTCGCAACCGAAAACGCGTTGCTTGACGGAAGTTTCGCGTATATCATGAATGCATCAATGGCTGGCTCTCTAAAATCAACACCGAAAGAGGCCGGTTATCCGGTCTATCTGGCTGACAACAAACAGCTTAACGGTTATCCGTTCTATGTTACGAATCAGCTTGCCGCGGGGCAAATACTGTTCGGTAAATTCTCGGATATTCTGATTGGGCTGTGGGGCGGTATTGACCTGCATGTAAATACCAGTGTTCCAGAACTTGATTTGCGCGGAGCCATCAGGGTTCGGATATTGCAGGATATTGACACTAATATCCGCAGGGCTGAATCCTTCTCACTCGGAGCGAATCCGGCTGGAAGTTAATAATACCGGCTCAAAGGGGGATGGAGGGAAACCTTCTCCCCCTTTTTTGTTATGGGATATAAAAAATGAAAATAATACTAACTAAAAAAACACGCGTTCACGGTGACCTGTATATGCCGGGACAAATAGCGGAAACATCTACCGAATCCGCAACGCATTTAATTCAAGGCAACCGGGCAATCGTTGCGCCGGATATTAGTGTCACTGCTCCAACTATAATTCACAGCGTTATGCCAGTTATGGCATCAGGCCCCTTGCCGGGTGTGGCTGTTTGTGTCACTTGCCATGATAAGTATCTACAATACCTTGAAAAACAAATTAAGGCCGTTGACGGTCAAACATTCAGGGCGGTTGAAAAGTTTTTGGCGTTAGACGGTTGCGATAAACCTGATTTTGTTCCTGCTGATTGGCGGGTTTTACCTTATAACGCGAAATCGCCTAATCCCGGTCGTAATCTTGCGGTTGAGGCGGTCAAAAAGGCTGATTGGATAGTTTTTGCTGATGCTGATGATGTTATGGCAAGCAATTACCTTGCAAGCGTAGCACGCAAAGCCGCAACGGTACCGGCACAAGTCGGTATTATATATGCTGATTATGACTATTCGACTGGTCGCCACGTTACCCATGAACCGGTACTTGATTATTGGCAATTACGACACAAGAACTGTGTTTCTAGTTGTTCCGGCTGGCGAGTGAGAGCAATTCAAGAGGCAGGGGGTTGGCCCAATACCGGTTGTTATGATGACCACAGCCTTGCATTGTCAATAACCCGTCTTGGCTATAAGGCAGTTAAGCATGATATTCCGATAAAAATAATGTATCACCCGGAAACTGAACACCGAAGCCAGCAGGGGGAAATCGGAAAAAAAGACAGTGCGCACAAGTGGCAATGTCGGTCATTTGGCATTGTTACATTGCTTGCAGGACGCGAGCAGCGTCTTAATGATTGGATCAACTGGTTTAAGTCTGCGGATCTGCCCCCAATAGTTACGCTATACGTTTTGGACAACTCCGGCAACAAAGAGTTCGGACTCAAAGTTAAATCGCTCTTATCATCGCTGGATATGCCGTTTCTGTATAAAGCATATGGGGAGCCATGCAAAGACGCTGATAAAGAATGGTTGCCGCGCCACTTACATGTTCCTGCTCTATACAATCAGATATTGCCGCTGGTAAATGACGACTGGCTGGTAATGTTTGAGGATGACATTATACCGCCGCCGGATGCACTAAGGAAGCTGGTTAATGCTTTCAGCTATCGCGCCAAACATGGAGCAATATCAGCCATATATCCACCAAGGGCAGAAGTTCGCAACGGTAAAAAAATAGTTGTCGGCGCAAAATCAACTTTGACTTATTGGGGTGATTTCTTTTATGAAGATGAAATCACCGAAGACAAACTCTATGAAGCTGGCTATATTGCTGGGGGTTTTACACTATGGGAAAACGGTATTATTAAGAAGATACTACCGGTACGATATGAATATTCAAATAATCGCCATCGGGGCTGGGATACTAACCTTTCCGCAGATATACGGGCATTTGGTTACCGGCTATTCTTGCACGGTGGCGTTTGGTGTCAACACATAACCAAGGAGAAGGAGAATGAAAGTAAAAGCAATACGACAGTTTTGGGCAAACAGCGTCCTGATAAAAAATCAGCAACTACTCGAACTCGAAGAAAAAAGAGCACAAGCGCTAATAATAATGGGTAGGGTTGTACCGGTCAACCAGGGACAGGAAAGAGACCTTGACGCGGTAAGTGACCATGAAATCAAGGTTGTTCAACTGGAGCCGAAAGAAGAACCGGAAATCCTAAAGAAAAGCAACAAACCGCCATTGAATACCAATAAGCTCCGTAGACCAAGGAGAAAGTAATGGGCATTCTCAACGTTGACGATCTGTTTATCCCTGACTTTACCGAAACCGCAACAATCGGGTCCAAGAGTTATGACTGTATTCGCGAGGAACTAACTGCGGAGGAACAATATTCGATGTTCGGGGCAACGGAGGGTATTGACTTGATTTTAACCATGAAAATACGTGACTTTACTACGCTGCCGACTAAGGGGACGCTATTGGAGTTTGACGGTACTACCTATCGAATCGGCGAAGTTAAAAAGGATGCTGATAACTCAACGTTCGATGTCGCGTTAAAAGGAGCGTATGATTAAGGTTTATGCCACACTTGAACAAGAAAAAGAGCTGACTGCCGCGCTGAAGCGTATGGTTGAAATTACCGGGACTGAATGGCGTAAGGCCATCACAGACGCTTCGGAG